AATTTTATTTTTAAAAATATATTTTGTTTTTTTTATATTTTTTAATTAAATTTGGCAACATTAAAACAAACGGCATAAATGAAGTTCAAAGAATTAACTCAAGAACAAATTAATCACGCACACAAAATTTATTCCGACAAAAGCATGAGTTGGGATGAAAGAATGAAGCTTTTACAAGAGTTTTTTGGAAAATCAGAAAGAACTGTAAGAAAGTGGTGCTCTGAAAAACTAAATTTTAAAGAGAAGACAGATCAAGAACCTGAACAGTATGTGAAAGCTAAAGAAAGGCAGTATGATAAATCTAAAAAAAGATTTATTATAACTTGGGCTCAAAACAACACACCTGTGCATAACTCTTTTTTTGATAACATTAAAATTTACGCTGAGCATATAGGTGCTGATATTCATGTTATTGCGGGTAGATATAAAAATCCAACTTCTGTTTGGACTGATAAGCAAGAGAAAGAAGAGTGGTGGGATAGTAAAGTTTTGCCTTATCTTGATGCTAATAGACATGATATACATAAATTTGTATCTATATTGTCTGATATAAAAATACAACCTACAGCTGTAAATCCTATGACTGGTATGCAGGGTGTAAGTGGTATAAATTCCTCTATACTAGGAAGTCCAAAAGTTCAATTAGAAATGATACCAGTTTTGGAGGGTTGTGCTCCAAAAATGATGTTAACCACTGGTGCTATAACGAAGAAAAACTATACAGATTCTAAATCTGGAAAAAAAGGAGAATTTCATCACACATTTGGTTTTGTGATTGTTGAAATAAAAGACGAAGAAATATTCTTTGTTAGACAAGTTACCGCTGACGATAAAACAGGTAATTTTTCTGATTTATATTACAAAGTGGAAGATGGTCAAGTCTTTAATGTTAAATCTATTTCAGCAATTGTATTAGGCGATTTGCATTACGGACATCATGATGAAGAAGTTTTAGATTCTACTATAGATTTAATGGATGAATTAAAGCCTGATCACGTTGTATTACATGATGTGTTTGATGGTAATTCTATTAGTCATCATGAAATGAAAGACCCATTTATTCAATATGGAAAAGAGGTAAGTGGAAAAAACGACCTAGCCAAAGAAATAGATGAAATGCTTGAAGGGTTAAGTAGGTTTAAAGATTTTAAAAATGTTGTAGTTGTTAGAAGTAATCATGATGATTTTTTAGATAGATGGTTAAAAAATGAAGATTGGAAAAAACAACCTACATTCAAAAACTCTAGATTATATATGAGATTTAGCGACTTGCTTTTAGAACAATACGCAAAAGACCCTTATAATGTAAAAGGTATAATTCCAGCCATAATAAATGAAAAGTTTCCTAAGTTTAAAACATTAGGAAGAAGCTCTTCTTATAAAGTAAAAGGTTGGGAGTTAGGGCAACATGGAGATTTAGGTTCAAGCGGAAGTAGAGGATCTTTACATCAATTTAGACAATTAAACACAAAAGTTATAGTGGGTCATTACCATAAACCAGAAAGAAAAGATGGTGCAATGTCTGTAGGTACAACAACTAAACTTAGAGTTGGATACAACAAAGGGGCTAGTGCGTGGTTGCAATCACACGTTATCATTCATAATGATGGTAGAGCGCAACATATAAATTTCATAAACGGGGAATTCTCAACTTTTAAAAGATAAAAAAATGAAAACAATTGGAATAAACATAGACGGAATAATCAGAGATTCCTTTAATAAATTTGACTCTCAATATAGAAAAGTTTTTATTCACAATCCATGTTTGGTTGCTATGAATGAAAGTGATATGACTATGAGAGAGTTTACTGAAGCTGAAATGGATGAGATTGATAGGAAAATAGAAGAAAAGGAATCGGAAATGCTAACTCTTCCTATGGACTCTTCAGATTTTCTAAATCATTATAAGTTTGAGCAAAAAGAAATCTCTATGACAGTAGAAGATAATATAGAGTTCAAAGGCGAAACTTATACAGACTCGCTTCAGAATAATATTGTAATCACCCCAGAAGAAGCTTTGCAGAATTTTATGTATGAAGATTACGCACTTCAAATATTCGGACAAACAGAAGAAGCTTGTAATAATGCTATGGAGGTTGTAAACAAAATTCAAGCAGAGGGTTTAAGATCTGGAAATTTCAAAGTAGTTTTACTTACTACATGTAAAAGAAAAGCAGTTCCTGCAACATATTCTTTTTTGGCTTTAAAAAATTGTAGAGTTAAAAGTTTGATTTTTTTAAATGAAGATTATGAAAAATGGGATTATTGCGACATTTTAATAGATGTAATGCCAGAGTCTTTCCAGACAAAACCAAGTGGTAAAACTTCTATAAAGATAAATCAAGAATTTAACAAATGGGATGAGGCAGATTACTCATTTGATAATATAAGAGAATTATATAATAGCCCAACTATTCAATTATTATTCTAAAACAAACAAACAAAAAAAAGAAAAGCCGATTATTTAAATAGTCGGCTTTTTTATTTTTTTTAAAAAACTATTTACTTTTTTTTCTTCGACACATATATTTAATTCGAATTAACTGAATAAAAAAAAATATGGAAAGAGAAACAGCAACCGTAGCAGTTGATGACGCAAAGTTAAGTCATAACGAAACTATTGACTTAGCTATCAATAAGCTTAAAAATAATGATTTTAGAGTTTATTTCTATTGTCCTCCTGTTAATTTTGCAAGTGGTGGTATGGGTACATTACTTAGGCTTGCAAAAAACCTTAAAGAAGATGGTTTTAATGTTAAACTGATTTATCAGCCAAGATTAGACCAAAGAGCTTCTTATGAGGATTCTATGAAAGAGTCTCAAAAACAAAAAAAACAAGTTCAAATAAATGTTTTTGAAAAGTTTGAACCTACTTGGATGGATTTCAGTATTGATGGTATTGAAATTATTCCTTTAGGAGAGGGTGAAATTATATTTAATGACGCAAACAGAACTAAAGTACAAGCACAACCACTTTCTGTTCTTCCAGAGGATTTACTTATTATTCCAGAAGGATTTCCAGATGTTATGCAAAAAACAATGCAAACAGCTTGTAAGAGAATTGTTCTTGCTCAGAGTTGGTTTTATGTATTAAATGCTATGCAACCAGGTCAAAGCTGGCAACATTTCGGTATCCAAGATGTAATTTCTGTTTCTGATGCAATTACAGAATATTTAGATTCAACTATGCCTGGTTTGAGAATCAAAAATGTTAAACAAGGTATAAATAGAGAGTTGTTTAAAGCTCCTGAGAAGTTGTCTAAAAAAGCACCTGTTGTTGTTTATAGTGCAAATAGAGGCCAAGAAAACAAGTTAAAAACAATCAATCTAATTAAAAACTTCTATATGTTTTATCCTCACTTAAGATGGGTAAGATTCGTAGAGCTTGCAAATATGTCTAGAGAAGAGTTTGCAGATAGATTATCTTCTAGTGCATTTGCTTTGTATACAGATGATATTGCTGGATTTGGAACTTTACCTTTAGAGGCTATGGCTTGTGGTACTCATGTTGTTGGATGGGCTTCTTTTGGGGGTAAAGAATATATGAATGAAAATAATGGTTTTTGGACAAACAACGGAGAAATTTTCCAAACTGCAGAAATTTTAGGTGTAGCAATCGAAAAATGGTTAAACGGAGAATTAGACACACCTACAATCCAAGAATCATATGAAGAGACCTTGTCTCACTATACTCTAGAAGGAGAAAGAAGTCAATTTTTAAATGTTATTAACGAATATAAAAACGAAAGAATCAATGAACTTGAAGGAATCAAAACAAGGTAAATATCTGGTAGGTATCTACATTGACAAAATTGAAAAAAATAGCAATCTTGCATCTTGTCTATATAGCATAGCAAATCAAACAATTCCAGTTGACTTAGTTGTTTATACTAACGGATTAACTACGGATGAAATTTTAGATTTGAAAAAATTAGCAGAAAAACCTTATGTTGGGTTCTTTGAAAAAAATGAACAAGGTCATATAGAAGAAAAAAGAGTTGATTCAGAAAAAAGCGTGAATTGTGTTTTTGTAGAAACTCCTACTATTAATTTCTCTAAAATTTTTAATAAAACTTTTAATTTAGCTCTTGAAAATGGTTATGAAGGCATTTCAATTGCTGAACCAGAAGATGGTTACTCTGTAAAGTGGTTTGAGATTGCAGATATATACATGCAAGAGAATGAAGATATTTCTATTTTTACTCCTATCATTAGAAATATGGCAAATGGTGCTTTTTCAGGTGTTATGAATGAATCTCCTTGGGTTGAAGGTATGTCTGAAGAAGCGGGTAAATTTGATCTTAATTTATTGCAAAGATTTAATTGCGCAAATCCATTAGGAGCAGTATATAGAGTTAGTTCTATTGATGAATATGCAGAAAAGCAAGATGGTGAATCAAAACCTATGAAAGAAAGTATAAAACTTAGTCATTATTATGAATTCTTTTTAAGAATGATTTATGACGATGTTAAGATTATGACTATTCCTAGGATAGGCTACGAGCTTAAACTTTCAAATAAAGATTATTTTACAGACTCAAGTTGTAAAGTGCCTCAAAATTTAGCTATTTTACCTGAAGATAAAGGAGGTTTAAGTTCAGAAGAAGCTAGATTTTGGTTTGAGCTTGCTAAAAAAGAGTTTTTCTACGACGAAGATAGAAACAAGACTTATGAATTATCTGCATAATGAAAACGCAAAAGATAATTTAAATCTAAATGAAAATTTTCACAATAACGAGCGGGATATAAAAAATCCCGCTTCTAGTTATGAGTCAGTTTCAAACGATTTAAATGATGTCTCGAATAAGGATAAAGTCGAGACAAAATCCGCTGTGTCTTCAAGTGCTGATTCTGTAACTGATTTAGAAATTCTAGAATTAGAAAAAAAGAAAAAAATTTATTGGTCTGAAGACACAGAAAAAGCTGTAGTTGAGTTTTTAAATAATGATTGTAATTACTTTCAAGTAAAATTAGATAAATATTTTGACGAGTGTAAAAAGAAGAAGGCAGATCCAGATATAGAATATGTAGACCATCTTCAAGAAAAATATGAATGGGCTTGTTCTTCTGAGATAATGTTTAAAAAAGAGCTTATATACAAAAAAAGAATACACAAGCCATTAAATAGATTAATCGAAAACATTATATTCAACTTTAAACTTTTTAGACCTGGTGTTGACATAAAAACAATACAATCGGATTGCTTATCTTTTGTTTATGGAAAGTTTGCAAATTTTAATCCAGAAAATAATACAAAATCATTCTCTTTTTTTGGAACTATTGCAAAACATTATTTAATGGGTGAGAAAAAAGATATTGATAAAAGTCAACAAATTAATTTAGATTACGATGATCACAAAGAAGAGGCAGATAGAAGAGATGTTGTTGAGCTCGGAGAAAAAAGTGATTTAGATACTTCTTTTAGTTTGTTTTCTTATGTAATAGAAAACTTGGAGTTTGAAATAGAAAGAAAATTAAACAATCCAGACGAAAAAAAAGGTTTATCTGAAAATGATTTAAAAGTAGCGGACGCAATCGTTCAAATATTTAAAAGTCACGAATTGTTAGGGGCTTACAATAAAAATCATGTTTATCACTTAATTAAAGAATATACAGGATTGCAAACAAAAGACATTACTTACTCACTAGCTAGATTTAGAGTTTTTTATAGACTACTTAAACAAGATTTTATAAAAGAAAGTCAAAACGAAGATTAATAAAAAAAGCAGTATCTATTATAGAGCTGCTTTTTTGATATTTTTTTGAATAAACTATTTATAAATAAAAACCATGGCAAAAGAAATTAAAATGAATGAAGATTCTTATTTAATGTTATTAAATAAGGTTTTGACAAACAAAGAAGAAGAGAGAGAGTTGGCGCTTGATAGATATAGAAAAGCTGATGAAAAAATGGAAACGAATGACCATTTTGTTGTAATGGGTAAAAATGCAGTTTCTTATTTAAGATTAGCATCGGACACGACAAATGATTTATTTAATGTTGCTAAAGAAATCAAAAGTGTTATTTATAAAGATGATGTTCAGTCTAGTTCTTCTTTACCTGTAAATGACGAAACGATGAAAATGTTAATCGATAAAATAAAAGAACAAGAAGATTCTGATTTTAGCGATGATGACAAAAATCAACTATTAGACGATAATAATTAATACATAAAATATGCCAACAACAATAAATCAAGATAGTTATTTTGCACCTGCATTAACTGAATTGCAAAGTGAGCTTACTGCAAAGATAGGTTCAATGAAAAGTTTATTGGCGTTACCTAAAATAAAAGCACTAAAAATCCCAAAAGATCAACAAATATCTGCTGTAGATTACTTGTTTAAAGTTTTAGATGTTTTAGGTATAGATGGCAAAGAAGTCTTGAATAGGTTTTTATTTCAGGTGTTAGATGAACAAAGTGAAAAATTAGAAAAATTCACACTAGAAGCTATCGCAAACTCATTTGCTGTTAGTAGAATACAATTATCTCCATATGTTTTTAATTCAGCTGCAACACAATCAGAAGTGGCGTTTTATAAAGAGGAAAATTATAAATATTTAGACAATCTATTTCCAAATACTTTTTTAGATTTAGCCAAACAAAAAATGGTTAATAAGTTGATGATTATGATTTTTGGTCCTAAAGAAGGTCCAGTAGCAGAAGCTTTAGTTCCAGATTTGGCAGAGAGAGAAGTGTTAGTTAGTAATGCTGTATGTGGTATAGGTATGTTCGCCATATCAAATGATCCACAAATAAAAGATTCAGATGTTGAATATACTAGAATAAAAAGAAGACAAGAGCTTGAAAAAGGTCAGGTGGTTTATGAAATATCTTGTCAAGATGTAAAAATAACACTACCTGCAGATCCGAATATCATCTTCCAGGGTGGCGGAGTAAATACACAAGCACAACAACTACCCTTAACGCCATTTCAGTCTATACAGTGGGTAAATGAATATGTGGTTTCGCAAGTTCAAAAAATAAACAACGAAAAAAACGCTCAAAAAGGAGGAAAAACTTTTTTAAGAATATTAGTTGATTCTATAATTACATTTATGACATCACTAATTCAACCTTTATTGCCTAGTGTTTTTACTACAATAGAAAACGCAATAAACTCTAACAATAATTTAAGTACTCCAGCATCTTTACCTAGTACGGGTTTTGTTTTTGATTTATGTCAAATAAATAACTTAGAAAACTCTTCTGTACCTGAAGATGAAAAAAATAGAAGAAAAGAATTTATAAGATCTCTTTTAAATTCATTGCTTAAAGACTTAATAAAGCTTTTACTTGCTTATACAATAAAAAGATTAAAGAAATTTCTTAAAGCTTATTTTGCTAAATCCGCTGAGGAAAAAATGAAAAGAAGAGCTGATAGATTAAAGCGTAAATATGAAGCTGTTTTAAGATTCCAACAAAAATTAAATAAAAATTTAGCTAAAATAGAAGAGGCTAAGAAAAAGATTGAAACTTATAACGCAGCTGTTGATGCTCTATCTTCTTTAATAAATAAAGCTATATAGATTATGGAAAAAATACCAGTTAGTGATAGTCTTAATGTCTCAGAAGAGATAGCGACTTTTTTTATGTTCTTATTTCAGAATGATAGACCAGAAATGCCAAGAATGTCTTTAGCTGAAATTGCTCAAGCAAAGATGAGACCAGGTTTAGATTCAGATGTTTTAGCTACGTCTGTAATAGGCAGATTTCCAGAAATTGGTATACCTGTTGGACCTTTAGTTGGTGGTTCGCCAAATGTAATGGAAAATTTTGTACGTATATTATGTGATGAAATTGTATCAGCAATTCAAAACGATATGAGAGTAGATATAGCTTTAGACCCTGGAGCTGTTGTTACCGCTACTGGTGGTAACGCTGGAGGTCCAGTTCAGGTAGTCGGTTCTACAACAGCTCTCCATACAGGTGTAGGTGTAGGTTCTTAATTTAAATCTATAGCATTATGAAAAAAACAAAAAATCAATTAATACAAGAAGCTAATGAGGTTGCCACCACACATCAATTTAAAAAAGATGTTATAGAAAAAATGCTAAATGACCTAGATCAAAACAAGCAACTTTCAGAAGCGCACCTAGAAGGTATGTCTATAATTCAGGGATTACTTGAAGAATTAGATGATTTGGAAAAAAAATATGAGGAAATAAAAAAACAAATAAAAAGTTAAAATGGCTGGATTTAATGACTTAGCATCTTCTATATTACAAATGAATAACCAAGGAAATTTATCTTCCTCTGGAAATAATTCTGCTAGAAATGTTTATCCTGCAATGGTAACCAACGTAGATGACCCTACTCAACAAAACAGGATACAAGCTAGGATTATTACATTAGATAATGAAGGTAAAATTTTTGGAGGTAAAGATAGAGATAAATTTAATGATAATTTACCTTGGTGCTTACCTTTAGTTCCTGAGTTTTTTCATGTTAGACCAATACCAGAACAAAAAGATGAAACTGGCAAGATAATAGTTCAAGGTGAAATGGTTTGGGTTATACTAGAAAACCCTTCTGATGAATCAGCTGCTAGATATTGGGTTGGACCAATTATATCTTCACAATTAAAATTAAAATTTCAATCTTATTCAGAAGCATTAAAAATAGCTGATTTAACCCCTTTTGGTGTAAATCCAAACACAAACAATGATTTTAAGGTAGATGCATTACTTCCAGGTTCGGCAGATGTAGCTGTGCAAGGGAGGGATGATTCAGATTTAATATTAAAACCTAGACAAGCAATATTAACAGCTGGTAAGTTTTTACCAAACTCTATAACACCAAACACTAAAAACCCTTCAACATTAAAATTAATTCAGTTTGATAATAATCAAACTGGCCCTCTTACTTCATATTCTCAAGCAAACATAAATTCTACTAATATAAACATCTACTCCCCTATTGGTAAGTTTAGAGAGAAAAGCATGGAAAAGTTTGAGAAAAGTGAAAATTTAAAATCTTTTGGAGAATTAGCAAATTCACTTCACCCAGCTGTTTTTGGAGATGAGCTGGTTAAGTTATTAGATTTATTAATAAAAGTTGTACTAACTCACATACATACTCCTCAAAGCCCTTTGGTCACAACTCCTCAATCAGTAGAATTACAATCTTATAATATAAATGGAAAACTTCAAAATATAATATCAAATGTTGTAAGAATTAACTAGAACTTTCTCATTACTTTGAATTTTATTTTTTCATTTTGTATTCTAGCAGTACCTAGCTCTTTTACTCTAAATTGTATTTCATATGTTTGATTGTGTAACAACCAATTTGTCTGCAAGTCAAAATAATTAGAAGGACATCTATCTATAACTGCTTGATTTACTGGACTCCAAGGAATTACTTCTAACTGCCCATTCATAACCATTCTATATTCAAGCGCATAATTTGTTTTTGGTGCATTTGTAGAAAAGTTAACTCTTAAATCACAATAAATTCTTATGTTTTCCTCTGTGCTTATTATGGAATCATTATCTATTCCATATGTTGTTAACGAATATGCATTTACTTGAGGCGCATTTCTAGTATAATAACTATCTTGTATTACAAAATACTGAGTTATATCCTGAACATCAATACCTGGATTAAATGTTACACCTTCCCAAATATCTTTATATTGCTGACCTTTAGTTGCAGCACTCATCCACACATCAACATAATATACTCCTTTTCCAATTCTTGTAGGTGTTAATCCAGATTGCACAATAACATTTGCGCTATTTTTTATTGTTACTGTAGATGATGAGAAAAAGTTAGCAGCGTCATTTCCGCTAAAAGTGTATAAAAATAATTTACAATACCTATTGTTATTCACATTCAGTCTATCATCTATAAAAGATTGATTATAATTAACTTCTATAAATGGTTTAAATGCTGTATTTGTATTTTCAGTATAAAAAGAAGATATATATCTAGTATTAGTACTTAGTAATTCATAATATCTCCCATAAGCAATACCTAAGCCATTATTTATAGTACCTCCACTTAACCAATCAAAAACTATATTGGTTATATCCATATCTATATCTTCATCTCCTAAGTCGAAATGTTGAAGTGCGTAACTTGTAACTGCTGTAGATGCAGTTGGGTTTGAAAAAACACCTGGTTCATCCCAAGATGACACCATGGTAGCATATTGCCAATTAGAATAACCAGTAATCAACGGATTTTCTCCTAAAGATCTAAAAGCGTAATATTCTTTTGTTAAATCATAACCCCTTCCTTGATCCCAATCTTTGTTTATAGGAAAACATATTAAATCAAAAGAGGTAGCTATTTTTTTATCAAGCACATCAAATTCGTACTCACGCTCTAATACTACATCTTTAGGTATGCTATTTTTCATCTTTAATTTAAATGAAGAAATATAATCTGTAATTATCTCTCCATTATTAATTTTATCTTGCAAATCAGACAAGTCAAATTTAAGAATGTGCCTACTGTACGAATTTCTTTTTTGAGGAGCTGTATCAGTACCTCCTCCACCATACCAAAGGTCAGCTATCGCATTTTGTCCAGAATTATAATTTTTATATAATCCGCTAGCTATTGTATTACTTTTAATTGGATATACCCTAAAAACACTCATTGCTTTTTTCTATAAATAGATTTTTATTTATTTTTTTTGACTACATATTTATATTTAAAAATAAGTAATACATGGCTATAGGCGTTAGATTCCCATTTCAAGACTCAACAGAAGGAGGTATGTTCAGATATACTAAAACATCTGAGGAAAATGTGCGTACCAATTTAATCTCTTTACTTACAACAAAAAAGAGACATAGAGTTATGAATAATGATTTATACTCACCATTGTATGATTATATTTTTGAACAATGGGACGACATTTCAAAAGATGAATTAGATTCTAAACTAAAAAAGGTAATAGATAAATATATTCCAGAGGTTACTGTTTTAACTATAGAATATACATTTGATGAACTAACAAATGTTTTAAATGTAAATATAGTGTATGGAATTGAATATTTACCTGGAATGACTTATTCTGTTGAAGTTGGGGTGGTTATGCAAGAAAACAATTTTTAATAAATTAGATGGAAACTAAAATTCAAGTAAATTATACTAGTAGGGATTATGTCTCAATCAGGCAAGATCTTATAAATTATTTAAGAACTTTTTTCCCAGATCAGTGGCAAGATTTCAATGTTGCTTCTCCGGGTATGGCTTTAGTTGAATTAAATGCTTATGTAGGGGATTTGCTCTCTTATTTGGCTGATAAAAAATTTAATGAATTATTTTTAGATGGTTTAACTGAAAGGGTTTCTGCATATAGATTAGCCAAAACATTAGGCTATAAAGTTCCAGGTGTTAGACCAGCGATATCTATAATGGATTTATCTATAGAAGTTCCAGTTACTGCAGATGGTCCAGATTTAAATTATACACCTATATTAAGACCAGGTTTACAATTAAGAGGTGGTGGTCAGGTTTTTGAAACTTTAAACGAAATAGATTTCTCTAGTGATTATAGCGAGGATGGCGTAGCCAATAGAACCATACAACCAATATTAAATGGTAATCAAGATATTATAAAATATGTAATTGTAAAAAGAGAAGTTATAAAAGCTGGAGCTTCTAAAGTGTTAAAGCGTGAAGTTTTAACTGCAGATGCTCAACCTTTTTATCAATTAACAATCCCAGAGCCAAATGTTTTAGAAGTTTCTGATGTTATAGTTTATGAAGGTCAGTTAGGTGTTACAAAAACTCCTACATACGAAGATTTTAATAACGCTTTATTAAAATATTATGAAGTGGATTATTTACCTACTAATAAAGTTTTTGTTGTAGATAGTAATTCTCAGGAAAACCCTGGGTTGTATGTAGGTAAATATATTGAAGTTGAAAAAAGATTTGAGAAAGAGTTTATGCCTAATGGATCTTGTATGTTGACTTTTGGTGGAGGTGAACAAGGTTATAATGCTTATGAATCTTTTATCACAAACTTAACAGGAGAAAAATGTCAAGGTACTGATTTAAATATTTCTAAAATACTAAATAATACAGCACTAGGCTCAACAATTCCACCAAATTCAACTATATTTGTTAGATACAGAGTTGGTGGGGGAACACTGAGTAATGTGGGAACAAATGTACTTACAGATGTTTCTAATGTAGATGCTCAATTTATAGGTACAAACTCAAACACTAAACAGCAAGTGGTAGGTTCCTTAAGAGCTTCAAATCCAATTCCTGCAATTGGTGGTACGGGACTACCTACTATTAATGAGTTGAGAAAATATATGGCTGCAAATTACGCAGCTCAAAACAGATGTGTAACAGTGCAAGATTATACATCAAGATGCTATCAAATGCCTGGTAAATTTGGAGCACCATTTAGAGTATTTACCACGGTTGAAGATAATAAAGTAAAAATATATATTTTATCTAGAGAAGCAAGCGGTAGATTAAATGCATCTTCTACTTCTGATATTAAATTAAATTTACTAAGATATCTTACTCCTTATAGAATGATAAATGATTTTGTCGAAATTAATGACGCTAAAATTGTCAACGTTCAAATAGAGTGCGATTTATATGTAGATAAAAGCTTTAATGTAAGTGAAGTAAAAACAAATGCTATACAAGTCATAAGAAACTTTATGGATATTGAAAAGTGGGAAATGAACGAAAATATATATATTTCTCAAATAGTAGACAAATTAAGAGATGTTCCTGGTGTAATAAACGTAGTGGATTTAAGGTTCTTTAATATGGAATCTGGAGGTTATTCTGACACAATACACTTTCAAGCAACAGGAAATAGAAATATATTATCAACTGGTGGTTATAGAACGCAAATTCTTTATATAGATAATTCTATATTAGGAACTCCTTTATCTATGTTTGAAATCAAGTATCCAGATAAAGATATTCTTGTGAGAGTAGCCTAATTTTTGATTAATAAATATCTTTATTTTTTTATGTATCATATTTATATTTAGAAGTTAAATATGATACAGCAAGAAAATTTTCATCTAACACAGTCTAAGACTGGGGTCACTTTTTATATTTTTAGTGACCTAATTTTTAATTCTATTTCTACTGCACCTGATCAGTTTGAAGGGCCTTTTCCTACATATATTACATATAATAACTTAGGGATTATAGATTCTGTTAATTTTTTTACAGGAGGAACTCTATGGAAAAGAAATAGTCAAAATAATTATGTACCACTAGACCAAACAGGTCTTAATTATATGACAGGTTATACGGTAGTAAAAACAATACCTACTGATATGACTCAAGAAGGAATGGAGACAATGTCTCAAAACATGCTTTCTAGAATGTCAGACCCAAATAGACTCGGAACTCCACCTTCTGCTTCAGCAGCTACAAATTATGTGTTTTATGATAAAAAACTAATAGACGATTTTTATGTAGACGTAAAAATGCAGAGAAGCTTCAAATCTTTAGATACATTAAAAATAAATAACAATTTAATAAATAGCTTTCCAACACAAGAATCTCCTACGGGTGTTGTTTTTGGTAGGTTAATGGCAATTCAAAAACTAAAAAACGAACAAGGTCAAAACATTAAAATACCTTTACAGAATGTGCCTATAGGTATATTTAATTCATCAGAAGATTTTCCAAATACTTTTTCTTTAGATGACAACGGGGATAGAATGACTTTGAATATAAAAGAATCTTCTATTTTAGGAGATTACTTTAATGAATTAAGTTATAATATTGATCAAAATAGTTATTTAAAATCTGGGGAATCTTTTTCTGGGGTACCAGCTCAATATAAATACATAACAAAAACAAATGAAAATGGAGAATTTATATTGTATGATATTCCAGTTGGTCAACAAATTGCTGTTCTAGAAGTAGACTTATTCAAACAAGGTTTGACAAAAGATGAGATAGCATTAAATTTTTTCCCTTTCCCAACTATAGATAATCCAAATGTGGACACTGTTCCTAGTTTTGTATTTAAGCAATTCCCAATAGATGTAGTTCCAGCTTGGGGTTTAACTCAAACTGGATATACAAGACTGGATGTAAATATAAATTTAGATTTAAGAAAGTGGACAACTTATATACTTCCTCCAGTAACTAATGATGATAAAAAGTTAGATTTAACAACAGCCGAAAATCAAGATAAAACTTTAAAGGTAAAAGTTAGAGATATGACTGCTCCAAAATTTGAACTGCGACCAGTCGAAATTGTACAAATACCTAATGATTTAGATAGAGATGTGGGCTCTCAATATAGTTGGTTTGATGAATTTATTCAAAAAAGAACAACAATTCAATATAACCGCTTTGGATGTCATGTTTTTAAATTACCTGGAAATATATGGGACCCTAATTCATATGCTACAGATAAAAATGGTATTCCTACAACAAGGAAAGGCGTTTGGTTATCTTCTTATCAATTTAGTATTTTTTTAACTGAAAATTTGGCATTAAGGTCTACTGGTGCGTTATCTTACTACACTCCAAACGGCCATTACATTAGAAGTCATTATTATTTAAATTATACAAATGGAAATGATACTGATATTGGAGTGCTTAGTAGTCCGCCTAAAGTAGGTGTATATCCATATGAAAAACCTTGGTCTGCATCTTATCCAGAACCTTATTCTATACCTAGAAAACCAACGCAACAAAGATTTTATTCTGGAGCTGATAGAATGTTACATCCAAGTAGTACCCCATCAAATCCTATTTATTATATAGAAGAACCTATTTTTTCTGATGGAGATTTAATTGGTTCTCCAGTTTGGGATTCTATAGGGAACGCTGGAGGTTTTGGAGTACAATACTTTAACAATGCTTGGTTTTATAATAGAATTGCAAACGTTGCTACTAAAAGTTATATGTATAAATATGAGAGTTCTGTATCTTGGAATGAAACTTATGCAAATGGGTATGAACCATATTGGAATACTGCCAATAGCCCATACTCATATACTGAATATCCTTTTGCAGGAATATCAAGAGTTGTTGGTGGCGAAAAATTTCAAAGATTAGAATGTGGTTATGGATATTTTGTTAAACCAGAAGGTTGGAGTAGAATAACTAAAGCCCCATGGTCATCTGATATACCATATGATTTGTCTTTTTTAAATGGAAATGGTGTTTCTGAAAATCCAGGACCAGCTATAGCCCCTCAGGGTGTTCATGGAGGTATGTTTTATAGAGCTCAAAAACCTTTGACTTTATATAATCTAGAAAATGTAAATTTTGCTTTACATTTAGGTAGTGGATCTTTAATAAAAGAAGGGTCTTTAGATTTTTATAGAATTATAGAATCAGGTGCTGATGCAAATGGTAATCTTACTAATATAGCAGAGTTTACCAATTTTGTTATTCCTACATACTCTACATTAAGAATAGAAGGAGCTTTTTTGTGTTATGGAATAAATGTTAAAAACAAAGGAGAAATCCCAGTAACTGTAAGAAATCCTTTTAGAGGAACAGTGCAGAAGTTAGATCCAAGCGGAGATGTAGTTGAATATTATGGACCAAATCAGCTAGTTCCTATTGATGTAAATGAAAGTTTTGAGTTGGTAGATAATCCAGCCTCTGGAAGTTTCCCTTATGCTGGATCTCCAAATGGACATACTCAAAATGCATTAACTCAATATTTTTATGACGGAACTTCAAATATTAGAACTGCACAATATAATGGACAAAAATTGTGGGTAAGAGACACAGTTAGTTTTACGGCTTTAATATTACCTGGAAATTCTAATCCATCTACAGATAATGCAAATATCTATACTAGATCAAGATATGATATAGAAATTAAATACTACAAAAGAGGTTCTAGTAGTGTGTTAATAACGCCAAATCCAAAAGGCCCATTATCAGGAACTACTTCTTTGACAATTAACCAAGCCTATCAATATTCTACTGGTATAGACCCTTTTGAGATTTTAAAAAACGATAGAACATTTTCTCAAGATTATGCTAATTATGAAGCTTGGAGCACTCAGCTTTCTGTCGGAAATAATTCTAGAAATGCTCAGTTAATTCCAAACTCTACAGTTCCAGCTGAAGGATATCAATATGGAACAACATCGTTTAATGGTATAGCAAATGTTGATGGGAGTAATATTTATAGAGTAAGAACGCAAACCAATGGGGCTGATCATGGTTTAATTCATGAAGGTATAGGTAAATATTTTTTCTATGGAAACAAAGAGTATTTTAGAGATAAAGATATTTATGCGTATACACCAACTCCTTTTGTTATAGAAGGCCCTGGATCATCAATTTGGGGTAATTATAATGATGGAAATGAAGATTATGGTTATGGACATTATATATAATAAATAAAATATATTTTAATCAATATGGACGAAAAATATAAAATATTACTTGGGGAAGAAGATTTTATAGCAAGAGATAATGAAGATTTGTATTTAAATATAAATCTAAACAGAACATTTTCAGAATATAAAAAAGAAAGATATGATAATGACTTTGATTTATCCGAACAATTCAAAAAAGAAAGAAATGCTTCTAGAGATTTCAGAGTTTATGGAATAGTTGACTCCAATGTAATAGATACAAGCAATATACCTATTAGAGTTTATTCAGACTCTGGTACAACTAATTTTATAACCCAAGTTCAAACTACAAACATGAACTTTGGTCATAATATTAATGTCTTCAACAAAAAAGTAGGAAAGTACTATCTTAAATTAAATAACTTTACAGGAACATCTGTCTATTTTAAAATAATGGGCAACAATGATTTTTTAGCAACTCAAGTTTTTGAACAAAAATTAGTTTTTTATGATTCAGACAATCAATTTATTTCATACGGAACAAACAATGTAGATTTAGATGATAATTTAAATTCGATTGAAATAAACAATGATTTTCCATTCTTTTATAACAAACATTGGGTAAAGAAAAATATAAGCCTACAAGAAACAAAATATCCTGTAATTAATTTTTCAGGTTCTAGTTATACACTAAAAGAAGGTCAAAAAAAAGATATTATTATTTTTCTAGATAAACCTAGTCCTTTTGGAAATGAAAAATTTGAATTTTCTTTTGCTACAGGAGGAACTGCTACAAATTTATCAGATTTTCTAGTTTACGAAAATTCAACATCAAATATATTTCCAGGAACAGTTCAATTACAATTTGCACCTGGTGAACAATATAAAAAAATATCATTTAGTGCATCTACAGATAATACTGTAGAAGTAATTGAATATTATGATTTTGTGTTGAAAAATTTTGTTAAAGTAAAACCAGGAATATCTTTAAATTATAGAATAAACATAGAAAGTGTAGAACAATTAAAATATGCAAATTATGAAATAACAAATTTATTTGAAAATAGAGCGCCATTTGTAGGAATTACAAATCCATCTTTAGATGCAAGTTCTTTTTTAAATTCAACCATTTCAAACTCAAACACCTTTGTTTTAAATTCAAACCCTCCACTTTCAGCACCTTCTGTAATTAGAAATGGTTTGTTTTATAATGCTGCACAAAATGAATTTTATCCATTAGATGAAGTGGAAGTGGAAATTACAAACTCTTCCACAGCTACAACTATTTTTCCTGCTGTTTCAGGATTGGGAAATACTACGGATGAATTTTGGTTTGCAGGTCAATCAAAATTTTTCACATTTAAACCTCAATATACAGGCGCCAGTTTTTTAAACGAAGTTCATATCAAACTTCCCCCTACCCTAAACAACACTGTAAGTCTTAGTATGGGTAGTATATTTGGATCATTACCAAATTCTAGTTTAAAGCAATCTGCAATATATGTATTAGGAAATCTGTCAATTAATGGATTTAAATTAAAAATAGACGACATAAACAACTTTCAAATACCTCTTACAACACCATCAAGTTATAGTGTGTGTTATGATTGTATAAAGAAATTGATTGGTGGGGGAAGTTTAGATATATACCAAAATAAAGGTATTTTTAAGCCATTTACTGTTACGTTTGATGATGCTAATTACACTGTAAAATTAAAAGCAAAAAGTTTTGGAGTCAGAATAGATGTAAACAATAACGTACATAAACTATCTTCAACTGCACTTCCTTCTGTGTCTATAATAATGCCATATGAATATCCGACTCAACTTCCATTTAAATTTAAACTGGTAGGCAATATCAATAATGGCTATACTTCAAAATACACTTTTAAATTTAGAAAACCTGGATATAAAGATTTAATCATGTTCTCTACAGCGCAAGCTAGTGTGAATGGAACTGATAATTTTTTAGTTACAGCTGTAAATAATATACTTCATACATGGGATGAGTTAGCAGACTCTGGAAATGGAAGACCTATTGCATATAGTGGAACTCCTTTTATATTCCCAGATTTTAATGCAGAAGGAAAAGTGTATTTACCTCCAACAAATAATTTATATTATAAAGGCTTGCTTTTGTTGAACACATTTGATGTAAACGAAAATTCAAGCATTAAAAATTTAACAAAATATGGAACTGATGATTTTACATTATCTACTTCACCTCTTGTTGTAGATTCTGCTAGATGGTATCAAAACCCTTTGCCTTTATTAGAAAAAACTTATAAAGAATTTTCCAATCAGACCGTGAAGCAAAAATCGATGTTAAGGATAAAAACACCGCCAAACGTTGTAGGTCTTTTAAATTCTAAATTCTTTTATTCTTTTGATTTTTCAAACGGAAACAGCTCTAGTTATTCATCTTTTTATTGGATGGGTGGTGTAAATGCTATTAAGGTATTAAACCCTTCATTAGCTTCTACACAAGCAACGCCTTATATAAGCGGTACTACAATAACAACTCCTAGAACATCTTTAGGGGTGGCAAAAGAATTAAACTTTGGTAACACATCTACCCCTTTTGTTGCGCCAGGTCCTGTGAATATAACTAAAGGTAAAGCTAAAAAAGTGAATAACTTTTATTCTCCATACTACCCTAGCCCATATTTAGCATCTTCTTCTTTTCCTTTTATAAATTATATGCTTCCAACTCCTACAGACGTTTATGATTTAGTATTTGAATCTAAAGTTGCAGGAACTCCGTTTTATATAAAAAATATTATAAATAGAGAAATTGTAGATCCAACCACATCTAATTCAAATGCGGAGTTAATATATATGCCTATTTATTATAATGAAATACAAGGTGTAACAAAAAATCCTTATAATAATTTTATGGGAGGATTCTCTTTAATTCCTTTGTAAAATTAATATTTAATATTTATAATTAAGATGTCTTTATACGATAACATAGATAAATACGAAGTATATGCAAAAGTTGCTCCTACCACAGCATCAACTTTTGGTTATGGTTTTGTTCATTCAGACCATAATATATATCCTCATATACAATCTGATTTATTTTTCAATATATTTTTAACTAAAAAATATGATTATTATGAATATGTAGATGTTAAAAGAGATGATAAAATTATACCAATACAAAGACAAGAATTAAATCCATATTTTATTGAACTATCGTTTTTTGATTTTGTTGATCGTGTAGGTATAGCGAATGGTTACCAACTAACAAATTCAATGGTTCAATTTATAAGAACTGTAAGACCTGATTTAGTTAATAAAACAGATTCAGAAATAAGAGAATGGTTTGATAAAGTAGGTTATTATGAATTGCCATGGAATAAAGGTCAAGCTAACGAAACTACTCTAGGGATGATAGAAGACCAAGGTATATTGATTAATACCATTATGGGTAGATCTAAAATATTTAATATAGACGTAAATTTATAAAAATGCAAAGACATACTATTTTGATGAATCCTAGGTTTACGGCTAATACCATAAGCAATATTGCTACCATGCCTGGTAGTGGTCAAAATTTTATGGTAAATGAAGATAATTATTATTTGAATAATATAGCAGGATTAAACTTAGGGGTTGTAAACCCAACTAACGTAAGGGCTTATTTAAACAACCCATCAAATCAAACTATAATAAATGATTTTTTTGCATACTTAACTGGAAATACAACTCATAGTGAGTTTTTAGAAATATTTTATAGTGATCAAAAACTATCTAATGTTTTTAATAGTTATTATTCTCAGTCTGTTTTCTCAGGACAACCATCAAGTACTTATTATCTTCAAGCTGAATTAACAGGAGCTACACACATTACAACTAAATATAGCAATTTTAATTGGGATGGATATTCTTTAACAAAAAACCCTTTTACTGGTTTAACAGAAGAAATAGTTGGAGCTTCTAGGTTTGTAGTAGAATCAGATGCAATATACACTTACACGGAAGATGAAAGTTACTACGTTCCAGTTTTTATAAAACTTAATTATATAGGAACTGATAGGCAAACTTTTGACTTATGTGATGAGGTAATAAATACTTTAATTAATAGTTATATAATAACTTAATGTTTATGGCACTTCAAGCAAGTTTAATAGATAATATTTTGAGTCATATTGGAGACGGAAGTCTTACTCCAGTCTCTGGAACTGTCGTCCATACAGTACAAAAATGTTTTGTTGATTTAAATTTACAACTGAATGAAAATGTAAATTCATACCTACAGACAAATAGAGTGAGTTTTTCCACGAATCAATATAATTCATCAGAAGGTCAAGTTTCTCAATTGAAAGTGTTGTTAAACTTTCCAAGTAATCTTGGTGTAGAAGAAGTTGATTTGTATTATTTAGGTTCTTCATCTACAGCTGCCACTATAAGTGGAGACATAATGTTTACACAGCAATTAACACAACCTATTAGATTGTCTTGGAGTGCTGGAGAGCAACAAAAGCTTATTTACTTTACAGGTGTTACAGATTATTTTAGAGAGAATACTGAAGAATTCTTTTTTAAGCTAGATCATTTTTTAAATTGTCAACCAGGTACTTTTGTAAATGCTAAATTAAGTCTTCTAAACGTAGATAATTTTCCTGATGTTTTTATACAATCTACAAATGGTTCATATTATCCAGATTCGACAGGTGGGTATAAATTAAAGTTTGGACTTAATGAGGGAGACACTAAAAACATTGTTGTATCTTTATCTTTTCCATCTGTGCAAGGCGGAGAAGAGGTAGATGTAGTTTTCACAAATCAAACAGCTTCCTCTAATGATTATACTATAAATATACCACAACCTATTAGATTAAGCTGGGCTGTTGGAGAACAAACAAAAATAATATCTATAAAAGGTAATATAGATGCAGATGCTTCTGATTTAAACTTAGAAACTTTGCTTGTAGAGTTAAAAAATCCTCTTTACACAAATATATCTGCAACACCTACAACATTACCTAACACTGGGTTTGTTAAGTTTCCAAGTGCATCTATAGAAATAGTAAATGTGCCACCTATATATGAATATGTAAGAGTTTATTTAGGTCCTTTTTATGCTCAAGCTGGAGGTAAAAATATACTTTCTAAATACACAAACTCATTAAAGAATTTTACTTCATATTCTAATGGGTATTCTAAATCCAAAAATTCTAGTTTTATATTATATTCTCAAAACGCACCCAATACATATATACCTGCAGGATCATCTGATGTATTAAATAGTTTTAACAAAAGCAGACTTAAGATAGTAATAAAAAACTCTGGAAATTTACCTGCTCTTATAAATGGCACAAATGTTTCTGTCGGAAACTCTATTGTAGTAGATAATTTAATCGATAATTTCTATATAGATTTACCTGCAAATATGAATTTGGTATCTAACAATATAGGTCAAGGAATAGTTCAGGGTGCACAATACACTTTTACTTACGTAATGAGTTATAATGGAAACCCAGGATACTCAGACGGGGATTTTGTATTGAGGAATTTGAATAATACCGCCTCTCCATCTGGAACTTTTAATTTAAATCCAGTATTTTTCAGCACATCTGACCAAAATTTATTTACAAACCCATCAAAAACATATTACATAACAACAAGGTTAAAAAATGTAACAACAGGAAGATCTCTGTCAAATTCTTGCCCTATTAATAGCTTTAATGTTTTAAAAGTAGAAGATGTCAGACTTAGAGGATTATTTTTTATAGAAAAGTCTACTTCAAGTTTGTTTGGTAGTTTGGAAACTAGATATTTGGGCGTAGAATTTATTCAAAACGGAATAATAAATTACACTTGCGCTTATCCTTTACAGCAAGCAATACCTTTTCAAGTTATTTAGTTTATACTTATATAAAAGTAACTTTATTTTTTAAGAAAAATACTATATATTTTAAAGATTATAGCAAATGCAAAAATAATATAATTCTATTATGTGCATTGTATTTGGTGTAAAAATAATGATAAAATTATTTCTAATTATTTATTTAAAAAATATTAATTATGGCTGTAGGGTTTTATGGGAATGTTAAACTTGCTGATTGCGACTTCAATGATGTTGATATATTTTATTCATTCTCTCCAAACAGAGAAAATGCTGGTGATGCACAAATGATTCCTCTGTATGATAGTATTACTAACAATGAGTTTAGAAAAATGCTAGGAGTTGATGGTTCTTATAAACTTAGATTGCCTGCTGCTATATTTAATCAACTTGGACATTATTTAGTTTTAATTAGACCTAAAAGCTTTGAGACTACAATTACAGATTGTTCTTATGTTGTTTCTAGTGTAAATCCAAATGAAATTCAGATTTCAAAAAAAGGAATAGTTATTCCAAAATTACAATTTCAAAGTACTGGAAGTTTAATCGGTTATCAAATTGAATATTTTGATGATAATGGTGTAAAAATAAAAAATTTACACAGAATTGTCACAAGTAGTGATGTAGTTAGCGTAAGCACAAATTCAAGTAGTATTTCTCCTAATGCAACAACCTATTCCTTAGACCCAACAGGATCTCAGTTGTTTTTAACTCTAACTCCTGATGAAGTTTCTTTAATTACAAAAGAACAAAAAGCAGATCTTGGTATTGCTGGTCAGAAAATAATAATATCAAATACTTTTTTTGACCCTGTAATGATTGAAATAGAAATGGTTGATCAAAATATAAAAACTTTAAGCTATGGTATTTTCGGTAATTCAATCAGAGATACTGGTACTGGTGTATTTTCTATTTTTGATGAAAATAACAATCTTTATAAACAATACAACTTACTGACTAGAAAAAGTCAATTCTCTAATGCTATATTAGACATCAAAGAAGAGAGAACGAGTATAAACTTAAATCAGAACTTTGGAAATATATCAACAGGGTTATAACTCTTAAAAAGAGCTTAACCCTGATCTTTTCCAACCCGTACTAGTTTTTATATATATATAATTATCATCTCTAGTTATTTGCCCTTCTGTTCCTGTGGAATCATTAGAAGATGTTGGTGTATATAAAGGTATTTTAGGGCTGTTTGATAATTCTTTTATAGATTCTACCAATAAAGCTGAAACATCTTTATATTGAACTCCTAAATAACCATCTGTTTGACTTGAGAATGTTAACTCAGGAACAACACCGCTTACTTCTTGGGCAATAAATCCGTATCTTAACGCATCACCTCCAGCACTTCTGTCTTTCCAGTTATAAGTTACACCTCTAAGGTTTTTAACTTTATCTAAAGCTCCTTTGATTGTGTTTATGTTTTCTTTTAGTCTTTCGTCTGAAGCTTGGTTCACAACAAATCCGTTCGCATCAACACCAATATCTGTTGTTCCAGGTCCAGCGCCAACACTCTTTATGTTTAAACCTTGAACGTAAGTGTTGTAAGCTGTATTTCCTGTTAAATTCCAACCCAAAACTATTGTACCATCAGCATTTGCATATGAATTGTAACCAAAAGCAAAAGAAGTGTTTCCATTTGCTTCACTAACGTTACCAAAAGCTACAGAATATCCTCCATTTGCTTTAACTCCATTTCCGTGAGCAAAAGAGGTATTTCCAGAGGCTATTGATAAATTACCTCCAACGTGTGAATAATTACCTATAGCAGTTGTAGTTGCGCCTTCTGCGTGAGTTTTATCTCCTATAGCTGTAGTGTCATAACCTTCAGTATGTGAATAATCACCTACCGCAGATGTTTGATATCCTTCTGCGTGTGTTGTATTTCCAGACGCTTTAGTGCTTCTACCTTCAGAGTGAGAAAAATCACCTATAGTTGTTGTTTGATATCCTTCTGCGTGAGAATAATCTCCTTGAGCATAAGTTTGAATACCTTCTGCATGAGAATACATTCCTTCAGCAATTGCTAACCTTCCTTCTGCGTGAGAGCTTTGACCAATTGCTGTCGAACCATATCCTTCAGCGTGTGCATAAATACCAGAAGCGGTTGTCTCTCGTCCTTCGGCATGAGAATAATTACCTGATGCTAAAGTAATCCACCCTTCAGAATGCGAAGATTGACCACTCGCAGTAGTTGAATTTCCTTCAGCATGAGCATAAAACCCTTTGGTTGTTGTTTGATATCCTTCAGCATGAGAAAAATCTCCTAAAGCTATAGTTAAACCGCCTTCAGCATGAGAACCTCCTGCGGAAGCTGTTGTGTTTAAACCCTCAGCGTGTGCACTATCTCCACTAGCCCAAGTTTGATATCCTTCTGCATGAGCATATATTGTAGTAGCACTAGTCATATAGTTTTGTGCATGAGAATAATCTCCGATAGCCACAGAGTTCCATCCTTCAGCGTGAGCTGAATCTCCTTGAGCTGTTGATGCTGTACCTTCTGCGTGTGAATATACACCAATAGCAGTAGATGCTACACCTTCTGCGTGAGAACCCATTCCTATAGCTGTATTTTGAAAACCTTCAACATGCGAATATTTTCCTAGTGCTGTTGTTTGCATACCTTCAGCATGAGAAGATATTCCACTGGCAATTGTTCTATCTCCTTCTGCGTGAGAAGACAATGCAACAGCGGTTGTTCCAGATCCTTCGGCATGAGCTGAGTCTCTTAGTGCTTTAGAAAAATACCCCTCCGCATGAGATTGTAACCCTGAAGCGGTTGTGTAATAACCTTCAGCGTGCGCATACCATGCACCCGTTAATGTTGTTGTTTCTCTACCTTCTACGTGAGAATAATCACCAAAAGCTTTTGTGTATACACCTTCTGCATGAGAACTAATACCTCCAGCTGTTGTCTGAGTACCTTCAGCGTGAGATGATTGTCCTGTAGCTATTGTTATTTCACCTTCAGCGTGAGAATAACCTCCACTAGCGGTTGTTAAATAGCCTTCTGCATGAGCTGCAGTGCTTGTTGTTCTAGCAGATTGACCTTCAGCATGTGAGTAAAGCCCGTTTGCATATGTAAAGTATCCTTCTGCATGTGAATATGCAGAATTTGCAGTAGTTCTACCTCCTTCTGAGTGTGCGCCATTTGCGCTTGCAGTTGTTCCAGATCCTTCGGCGTGAGTCGCTGTAAAACTAGCCCAATTTAATTGTCCTTCAGCGTGCGAGTACATACCACTTGCTATTGTTAATACACCTTCTGCATGAGCAGCTTGCTGTGAAGCTGTTGTAGATATTCCCTCTGAGTGAGAATTTACAGCTGTGGCTAAAGTGCTTGAACCTTCTGCGTGAGCATAATTTGCACTTGCCGTTGTCCCCCATCCTTCAGCGTGAGACCATCCTCCAGAAGCAGTTGTATTTTCCCCTTCAGCATGCGAATAATCCCCGTTTGCTTTTGTGTTATATCCCTCTGAATGTGAATATTCACCCCTTGCAGTTGTATATCCACCTTCTGCGTGAGACGATGTTCCTGTAGCTATTGTCATTATACCCTCAGTGTGAGAAAAATTCCCTATAGCTGTTGTCTGTCGACCTTCCGAGTGAGCAGCTGAACCGCTTGTAGTAGTTTGTTGACCTTCAGCGTGAGACCTTAATCCATTTGCGTTTGTTTGATATCCTTCAGCATGAGAAGCTGCGCCATTTGCTGTTGTTTTTTCTCCTTCAGCATGAGCTGTAATTCCACTAGCTGTTGTCTGATATCCTTCTGAGTGTGAATAATCACCTCCTGCTGTTGTTTGACTACCTTCTGCTACGGATGTTATACCACTTGATATATTAGAGCCTCCTACTTGAGCCACAGAATTTGCTCCAGACCCACTTGACCAAACAGAAGAGCTTGATGTGGCAAAAATATTATATAAATTTGTACCACCTGAATATATAGTAGACGCACTTAAAGTGTTTGCAGATAATATATTTCCATTTGCAGTTCCAGAAAATGATAAATTATTAACAGAAGGTGAGCTAGATAAGTTTATTATAGGATTATTTCCAGTACCTCCAGTTGTAATATTTGAACCTTGCTGAACTCTGGTAATGTCATTTCCATCATTAGTAGTAATGAATATGTTATACAAATCAGTTCCTGCTGAATAAATAACGCCGCCAGTTCCAGCAGATAAGTTTCCAGAAATTTTAACATTATTAAAATCTGCAGTCCCGCTAAATTGACTATTTAAAGAAACTCTTCCAGCTCCAAAGGTTACCCCAGTAGGTATTAATTCTCCAATCATTTTTATTATTTTTTAATAAATAGTTTTTTAATATTTAATTATGTCGTTTTCTTTAACAATCCACTTATCATAAATATTATCCCATCTTACTTGAAGTTCTATATTTAGCGTGGTGTTTGCTGTTAAATTTACATTTTGAACATTTTGTTCATAACCACGATAATTAGTGTTTAAAGTGTAACTTCCTGATTCTAAATCTAAAAACTCAAAATATCCACTTGTATCTGTAGTGGTTGTGATAAAAGCAGAATTAGGAAATATTAATTGCATTGTAGCTCCTGTTACTATACTTCCAGAAACATATCCGCTTAACATATATTCAGCTAATGGAGATTCAGTATCTAATGATTCAGGAGTTGTAAATTCAGCTATAGTATCTATATGAGGGCTATCAGATTGAACTTTTACATAAGGTTTTATAGCATCATATTGAGTAGTTGCAGATTTTGTTTCAGAAAAACTAACTACAAATTGTCTAACTCCAAAAATGTTTTCTACATACTTGACATTTCCTATTCTATATAAAAAGTTGCTTGATTTACCTTTAAGTGGTATTGCTGCACTTCTTATAGTTTTTTCAGACATAAAGTTAGAATCTGGTGTTTGTATTCTACTTTCTGCTACATGTTTGTTTTGTTCATCTTTTCCAATTGGATAATTAAAAACAGTTCCAGAAAAAGCAGTATCACCAGTATTATAAGTTATCTGAACTAGATATTCATCAGCTTTTTCGCTTTTAGACCAAAAAAATTCAGGAGAGAATGTATCTAACTCACCTTCAACTTTAGGATACTCCAAGTTAGGTTTTTCTGGTACTTTGAAGTATGAAAAATAAGCCCCTCTTACTTCTAAACCTTTAAAGTCACCAGCACTTATAGTGTGAGAAGGTTTGGAAGCTGTAAAAGTTAATTTATCTTGCCAATCAGACTCAACTAATTGACCATTTTCTTCATAATAATACTTATCATAACCTCTATTTCTATTTATTTCAAACTCAAACTCAGTTTCAATAAAATATTGCGCTTTATCTTCAAATAACTCCTCTTTAAATCTACCTAATGTTTTTGAATATTGATCTGGGTAAAAATCATATACGTTTGTAGAAATATCTTGAGTGCTCGCTGTATAAACAGCAAAAGGTTCAGATAATAAAGGTTGTAATAAACTAGCACCTTCAAACGTCAAAGGCTCGTCATACCCTCTTACATAATTAATTTTAGAATTAGAACCTAATTTTTCTCTATTTCTTTGAGTGTATTTAAATTCTGGTTGTTCCTCTGTTTGTCTCGTTACAACTTCTTTTTCTATTTCTGAAGTAGGTTGATTTATTTGAAAATTCTTAAAACTATCATAATCTATTTTATATATTTTATGAGTAATTTTTGTTATAGAAGTAATTGCGCTTGTACTTGCTGTAAATGTATATCTTATAAATGGTTTAGATAAATTTGTAAATACACTTAATGGGTCTTGACCATAATAATCTTCTGTCCCACCAATAGTTCTGTATGTAGGTATTTCCTGTACAAAAGTAGGTGTATAAGTGAGATTAGATAAAGCCCAATAGTTATTGTATAACACTTGAGAGTAAGACTCATTATCTCCTACGGTGGTAAAGTTTCTATTATAATTAATTAACGGCATATTTTATTTTTTTTATGGAACTAATAAGGTTGGTGGGCCAGCAGGGCCGCTACTCCAAACAGGAGGCCAAGGTTGAACTTGTGTTTGAGTTGTACTTCCAGCAGTTCCTCCTCCTATTGTAAATGAGCTTATATTTGACACTACAGTGTTTGGATTTATTAACATTTGCATATTTCTATAAACTAGTGTATCTGTCATTGTTTGAACCAATGTTGCATTTAGTTGTAAATCCGATAAGTTTAATTTTATTTCATCATTAATTTCCCCATCTATATCTATTACTTGTAAGTTAGGTTCAAAAACTTCTAGTTTTGTTCTAAATTCAGAACCATCATTAACGCCAGGTTTATAAACGAATTTCTGTCTATTAAACACTGTGTTTCTAATCACGGTACCTTCACAGTCTAATATTGTAGTAGCTGGTATAAGTTGTTTTACATAAGTATTAAAACTAACCTCGATTAAATCTAAAAATGGTTGTAGTTTGTGAAAAGTTAATCTATTAGATTGTGGATTACTCCACATATAATAGTGTAAATATGCATTTCTAAGCTCTGGATAGAAAAAAGAAGTGTCTGTATATCCTAACGTCTTTCTATTTCTTGGATTTATTGAGTTTGTGTAAATATGGTCAAGATATTGATTCAACGTCATACCAGTTATATTATCTGGCTGAATTGTATTACAATCAACTGAATATTCAAAGGGTACAGTTAAAGAACTAAACGGAGGAGCGAAGCTACCCCAAACCCAACATGTTCCACTTGTTTGATAGAAACCAAAAACATCACATTCAATACCTTGTGCAGGATCTATGGCTAAGCAAACTTCTTTTGAATTTATTATATCTTGAGAACCAAATACGTTTTCATCACCAACAACAACTTTAATGTTATCTATTTTTTCCTGTGGATCAAAAATTGGTCTCCATTGGTTTATATATCTATCCCCATTACCTCTTCCTGTTCCTCCTTCTTGAAAAATATAAGATGATGCTCCATAATTTATATATCCATTTTCATTAGTTGGGTTTATAAACAAATCATCTATCGCAGTTCCTTGCGCTATCTGAGAAGGTGAAAGAGCAATGTTTCCAAGATTTGAATCGTCGTAAAAGGTTTTTTCTATTTTGTATGTAAGCTCATCAAATCTCAGCAAACAATCTGGAGCTCCTAATAATCTAAATATAAACTGAATAGCATCTCTAGTACCTTTTCTTTTGTAAAGCCAATTGATGTTTATTAATATTCTTCTCCAAATCTCTAAATTATAGTATGAAAATGTATTATTTGACCCATTAATATCGCTTGATAAATATTCAAATAAATCTAACTCATTAAAACTATCAGATAATTTCCAACCTAATAAATTACTAAGTTTTTTTAAGTATTTATCAGGAACATTTTCTACTTTATTATACGTTATCGAATGTGCATATGCAATCCCATCAATATACTTTTTTATTTCATCAAACTCATGTCCATAAGTTTGAACTAAAGTGGCATATATTCTTTGATTTGAATCTAGTTGTATATAATTTTCTGGAATTACTGTTTTAACCAACATATTGGTTTTTGCTTCATCTGTTGCAATGGCAGAATTAAGTAATCTAACAGAAAAGTTTTGAAGGTAAACACCAAACGTGTCTGGATTAAAACCATCTATTGTTTTTGGCCAAATATATTGTGTTTTTATTGGTGTTAAATCATCTTCAGCTTTTACAGTTTCCAATATGAACCCATTAAGCATGTTTGCTTCTAGTTCAGTTAATGTAAATTTATAGTTTGCTAATCTTTTTTGTGTTGGTCTTATGTAGATAGGTAATGTGCTCGTAGATCCTGTTACGCCTTCCAAAAAGTCATCTATAGAAAATTGAAGATAGGCATTTGTGTCTGCTGAAAATAAAAATTCTTTTATTTCTAAAATTTTTGTTTGAGCAGATGTTGTGGCGCTCATTTGTATAGCAAATTGATCATAATTTGCCGCAAGAGAAATAGAACCAGGAGTTCCTCCTGAATTTATAATAACTCCGCCTTGATTTATTAAAGAAGGAAAAGGAATTTTAAATGTTGTAACAACTTTCCCTGTCGTGTTATTATAGTTTGTTGTATAATCATAAATTGTTGTTCCAGACCCTCCGTTATATGCTAGAATTGCATAAGGGAAATTTTCTATAATAGAGTTAATTGCATTGGCAACATCAGTATAGAAAGAACCAAAATAAGAATATGAATTTGGATTTGATGGATTTAAATTTAATTCACTAGGAGAAACGCTATATGAATTTTTAGGTGTTAAATCTGCAGCTCCTAAGCTATCTAATGTGGAAAAGTGGTCAAATCCTAAGGCGAGAGTACCACCTGTTATTCCATCTGTTGGATTATCTACGTACAATCTAAAGTCACCAAAAGTAAAAATAGATGGTGAATTTGTATTTAATAAACGTATGTCTTCACCAGGTCTATAAAATATAGACAAGGTGTTTGCTGTATCTGGTAATGTTAAAAAATTAGAAGGCACTTCAATAATATTTTTTATAAATATTACCAAAAAACAATTCGAATCTAAAAGGTTATTACTTTTTAGATGAAAACTATTTAGATTAATTAATTTTTATAATAATTTTTATCGAATATTTATTTATAAAAATATAAAATGAGTAGTTACTTACAGCACGAACCGCTAACTTATATAAACATAAAGCTAACAGATTTAGGAAGAAGAAGACTATCTTTGGGTCAACTTACTTTTAATAATGTTGTTTTTTCGGATAGAGAAACTAATTACGGAATAGATAGAACAAATAGGTATGATTTTACTTGTGCAAACAGAATATTATCACCTATAGATGTTCAGCCTAATATTTCTTTAAATTATGATGGATCAGAACCATCACCTATTCAATCTGTTGGTTCTGCCACTCAAATAGTAACTGCAATGACTGAATCTGTTGGTTTTTTCTCTGGAAATACAAACAATTGGTCAATAAAAAAATCCCTTACACTAGGTAATTCAATAATTTCTTATTCTGCAGATACTCCTAGTGGTGATAATACTATTAAAATGACAGGGGGTACATATTTCCCTCATGGCGGAGAATTGATGTTTGTTGTTTGGAATACTATACAAAACAGCGCATCAACCTATTCAGATAATATTATTTTATCTGCAAACCCAAGTTTATCTCTATGGTATAGAGTATTAAGTTCAGACACAAGCACGTCTGTTGTAACATTAGATAGAGACTTACCTAATTTTGGGGCTACAGATACATTTTCTTCTCAAAAGACAAATGCTTATTTTTATCCTTTTGACGGAGTTCAGCAATACTATGGATCTGGTTCATCAGTAGATGCTCAAGTTTGGAATTTAAACGTTGTAAGAACAAGTTCTGAAATAGGAACAGATAGTACTATAAGTGGTTATACAACATATGGATCAATAGAGTATAACGGAACTAAGCATTACTTAGGTTTTTCTTCTGAAACAAAAAATTTAGGAATCGTACATTATACAAATAATTTTACAGGAAATACTTATGCTGAACAACTTGTAGAAGGTACTGTAACGATGGATTTGCCTTATTTAATGTGGTATAGAACAGCTGGGAATACTGGTCAAGTTATGAATTGGGGTGCTCAATTTACTGATGAGTATGGCCCAAGCGTTTTTGACCCTATAGCAGGAACTTCTTATCGCTATTTAAGAGATGGAAATTCTAGTACGAGTCTAGTAGTAGGTAGAGTTTATCATAAGTTTAAGATTATTGTAATAACAGACCAAGAATTATTACAATCACTGACTTTTAAATCAAATAGAAATTATACATTACCTTATTTAGTTTTAGATACTAGTTCTGCGCCAAAATACCCACTTACATCCACAGAGGCAACTCCTTTTATAAAAAGCGGTTATACTTATTTTGTTACATACCTTACAGAAAGTAATTATTTATATACATCAGGTTCTTCTTATGGTTATCCATATTCTATGCCTTGTGGATATTATGCTCAATTAAATGGTTCTTTAGCTGCTCCCAATTCAGATTTATACTTAAAAGTTAATTTCCCAGTAAATGCATTTCCTTATATGAGAAATTCTATAGGCATGGACTCTTACTCTGGGACAGGATGGAATGCCAATAAGGTTCAATTCTTAATTAATAAAGTGGATTTAAATACGAATCCAAATGTAAATGTGGATACTTTAGACCCAAGTGCATGGAGATTAATATCAACATCCGCTGGAGGAAATGGTGTATATAGCGGAGGGTCTACGACAATAGACGCTCTTCAATTGCAAGGAAATAGTTTTATAATATCACAAGAAGATTATGATAGCGGAACTACATATTCTATGACAGGTGCTTATTCTGCATTTACTCAAAATATGGATTATTTGACATTTGGAGATGAATATATTTTTTATGGAAATATAAAAACTGGAATAAGAGCGACTGTTTATAAATCTATTATAACAGCAGTAATGCCAGATATACAATATAACACAACTACAAATCAAAGTTTTGATAGCGCTGTTGATACAGACATTTATTTTACAGAGGTTGCTGTATTAAACAACTTAGGGGAAGTTGTTGCGGTAGGTAAACCAACAGAACCTATAAAGAAAAATATAAACAGATATTTAGCAGTTCAATTAGAGATAGACTTTTAAAAAAAATTTAATTTAAAGTATTTATTAAAAAGAACATATAATTATGGGAAAAATAACTTCGGCTACCACAGCATATGCAACAGCTTATCTTACTGAAAAAGGTAGGAAATATCTTTTTAATCAAGGGAATATAAGATTTGATTCTGTTGGGGACGATTTATTACAGATAAAATATTTTGCACTTAGTGATTTAGACACAAATTATCAAACTGGTGCTAGATTAACATCTGGAAATGTTCCAGATATATCAGGTAAAAATGATAATTGTATAAAGGCAACTGCGGATTATACTCAAACAAATTTAATATATCAAATTGCTGATGTAATAGTGTTAGCAGATCCTCTTTATAGTACTAATACCCCAGGTAACCTTATATCTTTTGATGTAGATAATGCAACATTATTCCCTACAAATCAACCTGCTGATGTTCCACCTGTTGGAGGTTAATGGTGGGTTAATAGAATAAATAAATTAGTAAATTAATATAAAATTTAAAATATGCCAACAAACACACCCCCTGTAATGATTGTTAATTTATCTCCTGAGTTATGCTTTAATAAGTCTATCTCTATGATTACTACAGATGAATTAACTTCTCAGCCTATAAATGAGGGTTATCAAGTAGGTTCTCCTCAGTTTACTGGAGGTTTTGGTCCTGCTATTGGATTAACTGGAGGGAAAAAATGGGTAGTTCCTCTTGCGACTGGTACTGCTTCAGGAACTCCGTATTTAAAATTTCATTTACCTCAAGGTCAAACTGGTCAAAATCAAAATAAAGTTTTTATAACGTTTGCAGTAAAAAATACAAAAATGCAAGATGGTTATTATGATTATAAAACAGGTATTCCAGATACGTTTAAACAAAAACTAAGATTGTGGATTTTAGGAGGAACAAACTATAATGTATTAGTACAAACAAATGGTATAAGAAGTAGAGAGATTAGACTTACTTTTTATGGTTCTAGTACTAATAAACCAGCTCAAGCTGAAACTGTAAAAATTAAATTTAGTAGTTATTTTACAGCAAATAATATAGCATCAGGCGGAAATACTGGAGTGCAAATATTTGGACCTCAAGGGGCTGGTTCTAGCCCATCTTATATGAGTAATCCAGCAGATCAAGGTCCAGCAGGTTTTGATCCAGGGACTTCTCCTGCTGTGTCTGATATTAGAATGAAAAAAAATATTACAAAAATAGGTACATCTTCTAGCGGTTTATCTATTTATAAATTCAGATATATAGATTCTTTAGAAAATAAAGGATTTTATCAAGGCGTTATTGCTCAAGATTTATTAGATACTAAATTTGAAAGTGCTGTAAAATTACTTTCTAATGGATATTATGGGGTAGATTATTCAAAATTAGATGTAGAGTTTAAAAGATTAACTGATATTTAATAAAACTAATATATTAAAAATTAAATAAATAATAATAATGGCAAATGTAACATATAAACCAGTATCCAGTATGATTACTAGTAGACAGGAGAAAACTGTTTTTACTGGTGGTAGTGGAAGTGAATTGGTTTTTACTTTATGCGATAGAACTGACACAACTTCAAGAGAGGCAAATTATTTCATGTCTTTTGGTTTACCTTACGAGTTAAATGCTTTAAGTAGTGGCGCTACTTTAACAAAACAATATCCTGAAATTTACCAATTAAATCGTGATAGAATTGTTATAATGCCAATACCAAAAGAATATTATAGTGAGCTTATTGATGGTAGAACTATTACTATGAAAGTGCCTCAGTTAAGTGGAGGAACTTCGATAAGTGCAAAAACTATATATTCAAGTACGTATACAACTTTAACTAAAACAGATTATAATCCTATATTAGGTAGCAATATTGCTTTTTTGTTTTGTGATGAAATTAATAAGCCTTATACTGGAAAGACTTCTGGAGGAGATTTTTCTCATTCAGCCAACACTACTTGGGGTGCAGGATTAGCTTATTCTGAAAGACCTCCAGCAATCTCTTATGCTGACTTGCATTCTATTGATATAAATACAGATACTAGACCTTGGTCAGGTGTTTCTTTAGCAAACGGAGTACCTCAAAGTTATCCTACAAACACCAATCAAGGATATAATTATGATATACCAACTGGATTTGTAGCTTTAGACAAAGGGTTTGTTGTATTTACACATCCTAGTATTGTAGATAATATTCCTTGGTCTTTAGGTCAAAAACAATATACTGGAGCGCCAAACACATTAGGCGAAACTTCTGATATATACTTTTCAAGTACAACTAAATCTGCTATTAGTTTTATGGATATAAGTATGCAATATAAAACTACAGTTGTTTGTTTAGCGTTACCTCAAGAATTTTATTTTTCAAATAACCCTAGTTGGGATTTTGATTATAATTATTTAGAATTAGCCAATCAAACTTATGGATTTAATTCAGTCTATGTTACTGAAGTTGGTTTGTATAATAAATTATATGAATTGGTTGCTGTTGCAAAAATTAGTGAACCTTTAGAAAAAACATATACAAACATTATAAACTTTACATTAAATATTGATGTTTAACAACAAAAGTTATTAAAAGAAGCCTTGATATTAGTCAAGGCTTTTTTTATGTTTAATAAAAAAACTTATGGTATTAGCATTAGATATTTCCTCTTCTTGTATAGGCTATTGTGTATTCAATAACTCTGGAAAATTACTTAAAATGAGTTGTGTTAAATTTAATAGCAAGCAAACTAAATTTGAGCGACTTGAAAAGTTTATTGTAGAAATGCGTCAAGAAGGTGTAGATAAAATGCCTATAGAAACAATAGCTATAGAAGAACCCTTGAAAAAGTTCAAAGGTAAATTTTCATCTGCTGAAACAATAGCTATTTTGAACTATTTTAATGGAATGATTAGTTCTTGGTTATATACCAACTTTAATTCAGAACCTGCATATTATAATGTAAATAATGCTAGAGCAACTGTTTTCCCAGGTTTAAAAGTTGCTAAAGAAGAAGGTTCTATTAAACATGAAGTTTGGAGAAAGGTTATGGAAAAAGAACCCCAAATAAATTGGAGATATAGCCCTAAGACCAGAAAGTTGATGGATGAAAATTATGACATGAGTGACGCATACGTGGTCGGAGTCTGTCATTTAACAATAATCAGTAAGCAAATTTAGGAAAGTTAATTTTTTTTGACTAACTTTGCACTTATGGCTGGTCAAGAAGAAAATAAATTTTTAATTGTTAATGTGCTTGAAAGTTTTTTGGGTTCTCCAAAAAACTCAAAAAATGCAGAAAACAAAATTCAGTGGGAATTTAATTGTCCTAGCCCAACATGTAGGCATGATCAAGATAAATTTAATCTAGCATATAATTCTTCTAATTTCATTTTTAAATGTTGGAAATGTAAATATAGTGGTTTTGTATATAAGTTAGTTGAGGGTTATGGCAAAAAAGAAGATTTAAATAGATTAAGACTTTTATTGCCAGAATATAAATCTCAAAACTTTAACATTTTTAAAAGACCAGAAGTAAATTATGATTTAATTACTTGTGATTTACCAGATGGATACCTTCCTTTAAATTATCATAGAAATACCAATCTATACAAAATGGCTTATGATTATGTTACAAAAGAAAGAAAGATTACCCCAAATCAAATAGATAAATACAAAATAGGTTATACAGAAACTGGCTCTAGAAAATATAGAATTATTTTGCCTTCATTTAATGCTGTTGGTAAATTAAATTATTTTGAAGCTAGGTCTTATATGCTTAATCCAAAAATACCTTATTATAAGCCAAGTTCTCCAGACGTACAAGATATTATATATAATGAATGTTTTATAAATTGGAATTTACCTATATATGTAGTAGAAGGTGTTTTTGATTCGATAAGAATACCTAACTCTATTCCTCTATTAGGAAAAGGTATTTCACCTTTATTAATAAAAAAGTTTTTAGAGCATAATTCTAAAGTTATTCTTTGTTTGGATAAAGATGCTTTTAAAGATAGTATGTTTTATTATGACCAACTAACTTCTTTAGGTTTGGATGTGTATTTTATAGATTTAACTAGTTCTAAAGATATTTCTAAGTTATTTGAAGATGAAGGTCAAAATGCAGTAACCGCTTTATTAAAAACGGCAAAAAAATTAGATATTACTTACAGACTTACAAAAATTTTAAACGAATGAAAATAGCTCACTTAGCGGACATCCAAATACGTTTTGGATCTAGACACGAAGAGTACAGACAAGTGTTTGGCAGATTATATGATGATTTAAAAAAACAAAAACCTGATAGGATTTTTGTTGGAGGTGATTTAGTACATCATAAAATTAATATGTCTCCAAATTCATTTGAGTTATTAGCTGAATTTTTATTAAATCTTTCTAAAATTGCTCCTACAGATGTCATTTTAGGAAATCACGATTTAAACTTACAACAACTAGAGCAAGGAGATGCTATTTCTCCTATTTTTAAACTAGGAAATATGTTTGAAAATAGTGGGGATAAAACGGCTTTTATTGTAAATGAAGATAACAAAAAAACAATTGATTATAACAAAAACGCCGTTTATTATTTTCCTAATAGTGGTTTTTACGAAATAGGAAAAGATATAGTATATGGCGTTTTTTCTTGTAAAGATAATGAGATATTAGAATTATCAAAAAAGAAAAAAGGAAAGACATATATAGCCTTATATCACGGAACAGTTTATGGAGCTAGAGGAGATAATGGTTATGAGCAAAAAGGTGATAATTTAATGAGGTTAAGCACTTTTAAAAATTTTGATATTGTCATGTTAGGAGATATACATGAATATCAAACTTTTAGAGAAGATTGTTCTGTGGCATATTGTGGATCTTTAGTTCAACAAAACTATGGAGAATCTATAGATAAAGGATATATCATTTGGGATGTTGAAAAAAGGTCTCATGTAAGAAAATTTATTCCAAATGATTACGGTTTTTCAAAAATGGTAATAGCCAAAGGAGAAAATGTTCAGGATAGATTAGCTCATTTACGCTTTAGTCACAACAAAAAGAAGACGAGAGTTCATATTATTATAGAAGAACTTGAAGAAAATTTTTCACAAGAAAGAGAAAATCAAATTGCTAGACAAATAAAAGAGCAACATGGATGTGAAATCGTTAAGGTTGAACATTCATTTATTGCAAAAGATATTTTTGTTGACGAGGACTCAAAAGAAGATCCTAGAAAGCAAAGTGAAGAATATATTAAGGAATTTATTGCTGATGGTACTTTTGATTGTTCAGAAGAAGAGATTGCAGATATAATAAAACTTAATTCTCAAATAAATCAAGAGCTTGAAATAAATGAACATGAGGATAAAACAGGAAGCTCTTGGTATATAGAAAAAATAGAAATAAGTAACATTTTTTCTTTTCCTATAAAACCTACAATAATAGATTTTAATACCCTACAAGGTATTACAGGTCTATTTGGGGAAAACTATAATGGAAAATCTAATGTAATTAAAGCTATAGTTTGGGGTTTATATAAAGAAATTTTAGGAGGTGGAGATGCAAAATATCTTGTGAATTTGTACACTGACTCAAATCAAGGTTATGTAACAATATATTTAACTATTGATGGTAAAAAGTTTAAAATTCACAGAACAATCAAAACAACCAAACATAAAGATGGTAAAATTTCCAACTCATATGGAATAAAATACCAATCTTTAGAAATGGGATATGATTCTGAAGGTGATTTAGAAAGTGAGTCATGGGAAAATGAAAAATCAGATAAAGCTACGGCAGAAAAAAAAGAAGTAGAAAGTTTGGTGGATGAAGCCATTGGAGATGTAGATGATTTCACAAAAGTAACATTACAAGTTCAAGGTGGAAAAGATGATTATATAAATCAAAGCCAACAGCCGAAAAATCAATTAATTAGTAGGTATTTAGGTTTGGAAGCTTACAAGATGAGATATGAGTATGCTAATGAATATTTTAAAGAAATAAAAAAGAAACAAAAAGAAATTGGCGCAAAGTTGGAATTGGAGTTAGCTATTGCTGAATTAGAAAAAACTAAATTAGAAAAAGATGTTGCTCTAGAAACTTTAAAAGCTGAAAAAATAGAAGTAACAAAAAAGAAGGAAGATGTAGAAAGAGATGTTTTAGATCATACAAAAAAGTTAGAAAAATTAGAACCAATAGAGTATAATGATATTGAAATAGTAAATCGCCTCATAGAAGAGGAAAATCAAAATGGTTTGAAGTATGATAAAGCTATTAAAGACTTAGAAGATTGGCTAGCTGTAAACTTTAAAAAAGAACTACCTTTTAAAGAAGATGAAACTCTAGAAGGTGTTTCTTCAGTATTGGAATCTACTCAATCTAACTTTAAGCTAGAAAAAGATCAATATGTAAAGATTGAAAATTGGATAAAGGAAAATCCAAAAAAAGATTTACCAGATATTGAAGGATTGGATGCTAAAATATTAAACTTAAGAGAAGAATATACAACATTACAAAATCAACTCCCTACATTTAGAGGTAAATCTTGTCCTACTTGTGGGAATGTACAGCAGAAAGCTGACCCACAAAAAGAAAAAGAATGTTTAGCTAGTATTGATGTTAAAAAGGTTGAGATAGATAATTTGCAAAATATCATTAATTCCTATAATGATATATCAAAACAAAATTTGACAATAGATAGTCAAGTAGAAAAATTATCGAACTTAAAAGATTCTTTAAAAAATAGAAAAGATAAAATTGAGTTGTTAAAAGAAAGAGTTTCTCTATTTGAGTCTATGAAAGAAATAATAGAACACAACAAAAAGGTAGAAGATAATTCATCTAGATTAGAGAAGGGCAGGGCAGTAAAAGCAAAGTGTGAAAAGAATATAGATGCTCTAAAAGAAAATTTGATTAAAATTAAAAATAATAAAACCAAAGAAGAAGGCAATAAAAAAATTCAAGAATATATCAACACTCAAGATGAAATTTTGAGAGCATATAAAGTTACACTATATGGAATAGATAAAGGAATTACAGAAACATATGGCGATATAAGAGTTTTGGAATCTGAAATAAAGACAAATTCAGAAAAGCTAGAATCTATTAAAGAGGTAGAAAGAATGTTTAAGAAATATTCTATATACTTGCAAGCTATGCATAGAGATGGAATACCAGCTTTAATTATTAGAAAAAAATTACCTATTATAAACAATAAAATAAATTCTATACTACATCACATAGTAGGGTTCAAAGTAGAGCTAGATATTCTTCCTAATGGAGATATTTTTGAATATTTCTATTATAGCGAAGATAGATCAGATTCATTACCTCTTCAGTTTGCTTCTGGAGCTCAAAAATTTGTAGCTTCTATAGCTATAAAAGATGCTTTGCATTTTATTAGCACTCTTACAAAACCTTCTATGTCAATTATAGATGAAGGTTTTGGAACTTTGGGGGATAGATTATCTTTAGAAATTGTAAATATTTTACAATATTTAAAGAATAAACATAAGACTGTAATTTTTGTTACTCACAAAAATGAAATTAAAGATTTTGCTGATAATATAATTGAAGTTACTAAAATTAAAAAAGGTATAACCCAAGAGGTGTTAGATTCAAACCCTGAAGCTGGAGTTACTACTTTAACTATTTCATAATGGATCAAGACGAATACGAAGATAATATAATAGATGAAAACCCATCTGAGTTCATAAAAAAAGCTGCAGAAGAAAGAGCTTTTAAGGCTCAGATGGAATATTATGAACAACAAATGGCTCAAAGAAGAGCTATACAAGAGCTTGTTGATAGAAAAATAAGAGAGAACAAAAAAGTTTCTGAAGAAAAAAATAAAATAAAAACAATAGAAGATTTACTTAAAAAAGGAAAAAAAATTAAATGGGAAATATCTACAAATAACTCATTTAAAGGTTTTGTTAGAAATAAATTGGTTTTTGAAATTAAAAAAGGTTTATCTATATACAGTTTATATGTAAAAGATAAATCTTTTTTAAAAGAAAATTCAAAACTTGGGTATACTTCTTGTTCTTATAATTTTGAGAGTGTTAAAAATAAGGCTGAAAAACTATTAATTATATAATTAATTTTTATTTGTTTCACCAGGTTTTTCTATTGTATTGTTTAAAGAATCTTGATATGCTTTTGCTTTTGCAGGGTTATAACTAGCTATTATTGTTGAAAAAGCACTATCCCTTTCTTTATATCCTGGTAGTGGTTGACTAAAAAAATTGTCTGTAAACCACATGCTTTTGATGTTTGCCACTTTAAACAGTCTCCAAACATCGTCTGCTTCAGCACTTCTAACCCCTGTTTCTATAGCCGCTTTTTCTGATTGACCAGCTACATGATATCCTCTTATTGCTAGATTTCCATTTTTGTCTATACCCATACATACAGGCCAAATAATTCTAGATTTTGTAGTTGGCATTTTGTATTTTTTGTTATTAGACTGAAAATTTAATCCAATTTCACGACCTTGCTCAATGGCTTGTTTCATAGAGTCTTGGTTAAACGAAAATCTATCTGAACTTTTATTCATAGCAGAAGATTTAGCTTCAGGACTCATTGCCTCTTCTATCACCTCAATTATCCCCGCTAATTGCTTAAGTCTTTTTTTATATGATTCTGATAATATCATCTTTAATAAATATGCTTTAAAACTTATTTTTTTGGGTTATTTTTGTTATATTTGTTAATTATGTCAAATCCAATATTAAATAAAAAAGAATTAAGTGAAAAAAAAGCGCATATTAGCTTTAGTGAATTTTCTTTATTTAATCAATGCGGTCATAGACATTTATTGGAAAAGCGTTTAAATATATTACAACAACCCCCTTCTATACATTTATATTTTGGAAACGCAATTCATTCATCTATAGAATTGTCTCTTAAAGGGTCTTGGTCTATAAATAGGATGGTGGATCACTTTAAAACCACTTTTTCAAAAGATATGTTGGACAACATGAAAGATACAGATGATTATAAAATAAATTTTCACAATTTTTTAACCCAAGGAGAAGAGTTATTAAAATTTTTAGACTTAAATAAAATCTTGAATGAATATGATGTAGTATCTGTAGAAGAGCCTTTATATGAGCAAATTTTTTCACATTTTTTATTTAAAGGATTCATAGATTTAGTTGTAAGACATAAAATAACAAAAAGATATAAAATAATTGACTGGAAAACATCTGGAGAAGAATGGAATGTGAATAAAAAGAAAAAAGATGAAATTTTTTTATGTCAAATGAGATTTTATAAATTTTTTTGGTCTAGAAAAAATAACATAAACTTAAGCGATGTAGATTGTTCATATATTGTTCTTAGTAGGCTTAAAAAGAAAAAAAGCTTAAGCTCATCATTTGGAAACATTCAGATTGTGGATATTAATTCAAATGAAGAAGAAATTAAATATTCATTAGAGAAATTGGCTAAAACAATAAGAATGATTCATATTGATAAAATATTTCCTAAGATAAAATTTAAAATTGGAGAGCGAGTTGGATGTATGTTTTGTCCATTAAAAGGAGGTAGGCATCCTATGTGTGACTCTTCTGATAAACAACATAAAAAATTATTAATAGAATATAAAAAGTAAACATATGGCTTATTACACAAGAAAACAAGTTTCAGAATACATCAAAGATGTTCTAGAAAGAGCTAAAAGTAGTGAAATTAAAATTATGGTTGATGTAGAAGAGTGTGCAAAAAAACTAGGAGATGAAGAGGATTTAATCCCTATGTTTTGGCTTGAGTTGCAACCAGTTGAGAATAGTGAAAATATAAACGTAAAAATGGAAGGTTCTGTTTTTGTTAAAATAGAATTTGATTTATATTGTGATGATAGATATGCTCTCGATTGTTATCAAGCCTCAAAAGAGGGTGTTCCTGTTTGTGAAATCGTTAAAAAAAGAAATGAAGAAACAGAAAGCAGACAAAATACTTCAGAACAAGAAAAAATAGATATGGCAAATAGATTAAAAGAATCTATAGGCAAAATAAAATAATTTTAATATGGAACTTAACGACTTAGAAAACCTTAAAAACTGCAACGAGTTAGATTTATTATACAAGATAATAGAAATAGCAGAGGGTGCAAAAAAAAGAACAGAACTTGTATTGCACAATAACTATTCAGCAGGTGTAGATGTTAGAAAAACTCTCCAAGATGTTAGATTATTATCACTAATAATGAGAGATCAAATACAAAGAAGGGCTCAAAGCGGAAGAGGTAAGAAAATATCAAAAAAATCCGCTTTAGATAAAGCTATTCAATTAGAGATTTTAAGATTAAAAAAAGAAGACGAGCGCATAAAAAAACTAGAAGAAAAAAGAAAGAAAACAATTATATAGTATGGCTAAGAAAAAAGCGGAAGCTAAAAAAAACGAAGTTAATATTAGAAAGTTAAAAACAAATTATGAACTTAGGTTCGACTTCAATAAAATGCTTTCTGAATATATAAAGTCTCTACCTAAAGAACATAGATCAACAAGAAAAGATTCTGTAATTAATGCTGATGGAGTAGAGAAAGATGAGTGGGTTAGAACCATTCGTGAGTACGCCATGGGTAATGTTATTAATTTTATGGTTGATAATGGTATCCCTTTTGTTTTTCAAAATGTACCAGAAGACGATATAAATAAACTTAGAAAAGAATATTTAGATAGACAGAAAAGATTAGCTGAAACGTTAAAATTAAAAGCCGAGCAACTTGTTGTAGATAATGAAGATTATTCTTTTTTGAAAAAACAACCATATAATTATCAAAAACAAGCTGTTAAGTTTTTTGAAATAAATGATGGTAAAGCTATTTTAGGGGATCAACCAGGTGTAGG